TATATTTAAGTTATATTGCTTTTTCTTAATATCGTACTCGATGACACATCACTCAATCACATCGGCAGGTGACATGCCTCCAATAAAATCTACAAACGAGACTTCTTGCTCAACCACTATCTGATGTACAACAGTGTTCTGGAGTCCTGCGGTAGTGTTGTTGCCACTAACACAGATGCAAGCAGGGACAACGCCTTCCAAATCTGTAGCAACAGTACCAATGAGGGAGTTGGCAACGAGCAGTGTTGTCTGCCCTTGCGCTACATTCCCGGTAGCTGTGTCAAATTCGTTTTGCAGTGCCCCACCGCCTCCGGCAATGAGATGGGTGATATCGAGTTCCTTCGTCTCATAGGACGCCACAACAAGTTTGTCCGCCACGGCAGAAGCATCGGTGAGGGCATTGGCCTGCAATCCTGCCGTAGCAAGGATATTTGGCTTAGTACCCAGACAAATGTTTGCGCCTCTCCCGAAGGATACAACGGCCATCATGTTGTTGGAGGTAGACGGATTCAGGGATTCGACTCTCACCTTCATTCTGTGAACAATTCGTCTTGCGAAATGTTTTTGGAGATCAGAGACATAGGTCGCACCAAGCTTGGTGTCACTGCCCGCAATCGGAACCCACCCGGAGCCAGCGCTATACGCCTTTCCTCCAACGATGAGTGTCTGAGTGTTGTCAGTGAAGTAGACTGAGTTAGCCACACCATCCGCTGCTGAACCAACGAATGTGTAACCCAAAACCCAGGCCACTCTACAACGACGAATGTCCGCTACGCCTAGACGCATGAAGTTCGGACCGACGACCGCCCCGAGTTGTTGCCCGTTGCGATTGGGGATACGACCTCCATTGTCAGAGTTTCGCGGAGCACGCTTACCGCGTGCTCCCTTACCTGCAGCCTTTTTGGGCTGCAAGGCGCGCGCCTCCTTTGCGCGCTGCTTTTGTGCTTTAGTTTTGGTCATTTTCCTAAACTGAAATGCTCAAATCAATAAATTTTTCAAACCCGTGTGCTGTACCGTGAGTCCCGCGATATCAGCAGCCAGTATTATAACCCCCTGGCCATTTTAGTTCCCCACCCTACCAACACTGGCTCGTCACCAGATCTCCTCACAATGCCCATTTAGAATCCTACATCTCTGGTAACCATGCTTTCAAGAATCACACTTGACGACATGTACGGGAGACTGGAAGCTTTGGACAGTGCTACTTGGAACTCGGCCTCATCCACCTGCGAGAGGCCGTATCTTTCTGCAAAAAATGCCCATGTCTCATCATCAGGGTCACTGGGCGTCTCACCTCCGTTGGGTCGCCAAACCACTTTTGGAGGTGGCGTAAGGCGATACTTCTCGGGGATGAGTCGCATGACAGCAGTGACATAGACTCTGAAAAACGGAACAAACATAAAAGCCTTAAACGAATTCAACGTACCAGCAAGCTGCTCGTACCGGCTGATTCGGCCAGGGTACGTGAGGGTCCATCCCAACTTGGCCATGGTTCGGCCAGGCATAGGTGCCCAAAACCAAATACCCCCCCAAGGCAGCATAAGGCCGCTCAAGAAAGTGATATCAGTAGCATTGCGAGTCAAATTAAGTTTAATTGTGTAACCCAATTGTAATTTGCACACTGTTTCGATGTGCAATGCAGCCTCGTGCAGATTCATTCCCTGCTTGCGAACAGCAGTAAATTCCTCCACAATGACAGAAGCCACAAAGTCGGTGCAAACGGTATTGCCACCTGACGTATCACAATCCCCTGATCGAACTCTAAAGGGGTGCCAAAAACTCAAAGCAAAACTAGTCGACGAGTAGGTAAACTCCTGAGCTAGTTTCACAACATTTATAATGGAACGGGGAACACATGACAAACCACCACAGAGCCAGACGAAAACGTTCCATTTCAAACGCCAAAATCCCTCATGCATGTGAGAGTCATGCCGCGAACCATCTCCCTCCGCGTACACAACCCCATACTCAAGGTCTTTCAGTATTATCAATTGATCGTCGCCGCACAAGGCCCGACCGCCATCTTGATGACAACGGCCGAACCAAGCGCCCAGCTCTTTAGGTGTTGTAGCAGTGGCGTAAAACACCGCAG